ATGTTTACACTTCTGCCATCCATCCTTGGTGAGTGGCAGAAATCTCCCAAATATCTTTATAGAATTATTGGATATTTCTGCCATCCAATAAAAATTATATACTTAAAAGAATAATGATATATATAATTAACATAGATAATGATTAATATATATTGTATTGAAGATATTAATGGTCTCAAATATATTGGTTCAACAAAAGAAACTTTAAGAAGAAGATTTAAGAGACACACTTACAGAAAGAATGATATTATGAAATCATCATCAAATAAATTAGATTTAGATAATTCAAGAATATATTTACTTGAAGAATGTGAAGAAAATAAAAGAGATGAAAGAGAGCAATTTTATATTAGAACTATTGATTGCGTTAATATAATTAAAAATATTGGAAATTATGATAATACTAAATATAAAAAATGGTATGATAGTTGGGCAGAATATAAAGACCCACATAATCTTCATAAAATAAAAGATGATTTATTCTGCTGATTTATTATATACGAGATTTTGAGTTTGAATGTCATGAGCCATTACATCTGCCAATTCTTTCTGTTTATCTAATACTTCTTTTGGAATCACTGACGAGACAACTATCTTTCTCATCATCGTTGTCGATATAGACTTATTCAAATATTTCTTTGTGGTCTTTACCAATAATTGAGATAAGGCATTTCTTGAAAGCTCGTGTCCAGTTGAACTCACAAACAATACATCCCCATTTGTCTTGCCAGTAGTTCTCATATACATACGAATTACTTTTTCAACATCCTTATCAATTGGGATCTTCTTCTCACCATATTTCTTGCTGGTCTTGTATTCATTCATTACCATCGTTAATTTACCTTTTTCATTAATTAAATAATTACCAAGTTTTTTATCATCTTCTTTTAAAGAATTATATTGGGTCTTTGATATTAGCTTCATACCCGAGAAATCTAATCTCACAGGATACTTCACCAACATTGTGAATATTGTATATACCATCATCAATTCTTTTTCTTTACCTTTAAGATTTTCTTTCTTCTTTAATCCTTGGGATTTGATTTCACTCTCCATTGTACTTAACATCTTTTTGATTTCTTCTAAATCTACAAAGTTATTTTTTTGAGCTTCACTAATCTTACCATTAGCATTATCATCAAGATATTGCTGATTAAATTTATCACGACGCTTTTGATAATCTTCAATTAAGTCATCATATTTCTTATCATGGTTTAATGCCAATAATAATATGATCACGGCATTCAATGTATTTCTTTGAGATGTAAAATGATTGTCCTTTATTTTATCCATAACTTCATCGGGTTTTGATAAAAAATCATAACTATCAGTGTCAAATATTTTCTTCAATTTATTCAAGTGAATCACATATTGTTTGATAGTGTTTGTCTTTAATTGGGGGCGATCTTTTGAAATTGCTTCGGTTGGGTTTTCTGTATTAATCTTCATTATTTTATAATATAATAAAGATTTTTTTTTTAAATAAATTATAAAAAAATTAAATTATTTTTTACGCATTGTAAATCTCAACCATCCCGTCAACGAGACGAGCAACACGGAGATATTCACAATATGACCTTAATAGATTGGGTTCAAGACGAGTGCCACTCTGTCCATCCATAGTTAAATGAAGTTCAATACCACGCTGTCCCACACGACCATTCGTGAGACGAGATCCAAGATAAAAGAAACTATCATTGAGATCTGCAGCTTGGGCACGACCTTCAAAATGATCAGTTGTCTTAAATCCACCCGCTGCACCAAGTCCCGAATACATCTTGCGAGAAAGCATGGGGACACCTTCACTATCCGTTAAGAGTGAGAACAAACGAGAAGTGTTGTCAATGTCACTAGTGTATTCATAACGATCGTTATATCTTACATTGTATTTTAATGTGCCGGAAAGATTGCCCGAAGCATTGACGGCTGGCGACACACTCTGGTATTGTCCAAGGATTGTCTCTTCATCATTATCCGTTGTGCTTGGAGCAATAACAGAAACAATGCGTGGGACAAGTCTGTTTGCCATACCAAGATTTTGAATAATACCATTTTTGAGACCAGCTTGGGTGAGTGAATGTTCAACAAGTCTGTAATCAACAAATGAGAAATTAAGATCTTTGTTGGCATTTGCATATCTCTCCATTTCATCCGTAGCACCATAGAAAATATAATCAGCACAAAATTTTAACTGATCCCTTACAATGTGAACGGGGAGATCGGGACTATCGGTTGAAGCAACTTGACAACGAAACTGGGTAGTTGGGTGAAAGGTTAGTTCAATATTTATTGGCTCGGTCATCATGTATAGCGGGAGCTGGTGGATTTTTAAGAATGGAAAAAGATCACTTAAATCTATACCAAACGACGGGCATTGATCTAATTTTGCCCCATCACTAACTGCCCAATCAGGGAGAAAAGTATTTGGATTGGTGAATCCAATATCACTTTCAACACCAACATCAAGTTTTATTGCATCAGCATCCTTGGCGTTTCTGTTCTCATAAGACCACTGATAATTCATACATCTGCCGGTGGTATAGAGTTCTCTTTCTAGATTATTTTCATTTGAGATTAAAGAAGATTTTACAGCATGGAGACCCGCCCAAGAATCCAATTCATTGAGTGTCTTATTACCAATTTTCAGTACAGCCTTTTTGATCAACTGGGCAACTCCCAAATGGGGAGCAAAAAAACAATCATTTTGATCACTGGCATCTTGGGGAGCAATCGCAATAAATATCTTTGAATGAGAATGTAAAAATCCTTTGTTCTGCAAAGTCCACCGAGCAAAGCCATCTTGTGTGGCACTACCTTGGTTAAACACTACGGGTTCGAGCAGATCTGTTTCGACTTGCTGAATATAATTCACGGGAATCTGTTGAAGGCGGAGAAAGTCAGGGGGAGCAAATCCTTCTTCAAGTGGCTGTTCATTTGTCTGTGTTGGCGGGGGCGGGGTTGCTTGTGAGCTCTGTCCAGTATCCATATTTTATATTAAGTAAAATATAAAATATTTTTCAAAAATAAAATCAAAAAATTTATTATAGAAAACAAAAAGTGGCAGAAATCTCCCAAATATCTTTATAGAATTTATGGATATTTCTGCCAACCCACATTTTATCTATGATTGATATAGAAAACAATGGATATTTCTGCCACTACTGAATGAGCTGAATACCATTTTGATTGTATACAAGCTGTGCCCGTGCCTTAATAAAGATGTAAACACCTTGGGGTCTGTCTTGTTTTAAATCGCTTTCAATAGATACTCCAAACTGCTCCATGGAGAAATCTTCTCCCGCTCCACCAATACCATATTTCACACCAAGACCCGTAAGTGCTCCACCATTGGGAATATTGGTATATGAAGTGGATGAAGTGCCAGTCGTTAAAGTGTAATCTCGTGCAGTGTTTAGTGGTGAAATTGTAGACTTATCTTGGGCGTTTTCGGGCAATACAGCTTCAACAAATCCCCTTACAAGCTGGGGATCGGGGAGAATCGTTCTACTATCTCCAACATGATTATTCACAAAATCAAAGTCTGCGGGATATTTAGAGCCACCCTTTAAAAACTGGATTCTACGGAAATTGGCAATATCACTTTGGCTTGAAGAACCCGACATGAATGTTGTAGTCATACCATCTGCCGTAAGTGTATTGTTATTTGATACGGGCATAAATGTCATAAAGGCACTCAATACATTGCGAAGAGAAAGTGAATACTGGATTTGGGCATTGGTAGAATTAATGGAAGTATATAGAGAAGTGATTGTGTTAAAGTTCATTACACCTTGGGACTGATCACCCGATAAAGCACCATCGGGAATGTCCATAACTTCACAACATAGTTTAAGATTGGTTAGTTCATAATGGCATTCAGTAAGTCCAGTGGTAATGCCAGTGGTTGAATAAAATACATTCGAGTCCGGTGAAAGTGAAATCTCTATCTGGACACCACCAAAAGCGTCTGGATTTAGATTTACTTGATTACCCGATTGAAGGAATCCACAGGGCAAATGAACAGAAAAATGATTTGTCTGTTTTGAATCTGCTGGACTTTCAACAACATTCTTTCTAAATGCGGTGGCATTTGGATAAATTAAACATGTTGAAGATAAATGCCCAATCTGGTCTTGGAGAGAACTGGTGAGTCCAAGATATGTATTTAGATATTTATTGTAATGTCTTATATCTTCACAGATCATTTTTGACCGATGAGATCTTATGGTAAGGGCATCAAATATGTTGTAAATCCCAAGACGATTGTTCATCGTGAGATTATCACCATCACGGACGGGTGTTGAGTTGGGCTGGACATTGTCTTTGTAAGCATTGAAATCACCAACAATTCTTATGGAACTGGTGTCAAGCATACCATTCTGGGCACTAATTGTAAAAGATAGAATGGGGAAACCATTCTTAAAAGATACTTTACCATCGGCAGGAACATTATCCGGGCGAATCTCTATAAAGCGGGAAGTCATATTTTATATTATTAAAAATATAATTTATTCAAAACAAAAATTAATAAAAAAAGTTTTTTAAGATTTACATGATAATATCAACAGCACCATCACGCACCATCAAACGGCGTAAGTGCCATACATACGAGTTGAATAGCTTCGGCTTGGTTGGTGCCGTGCTTTCAAGATATTTGAGAATAACAGCAAGATCTTTGCCACGAAGATCCATTGCTCCCTTCTGCCCACCCGCACTGAATCCACGACCAAATACAAAGTTCTCCATAAATGCTTGAAAACTCTTTGGCTGGATACCCGAATTGTCAAGACATTTTTCTAGTTCATAAATATGAAACTGATCAATTGAATTACGAGTGGCAATTTTTTTGGTAGAGATTTCTCGTGCTGGGACACGCTTGCCATTAAGGGTATACTGGATACTTGACAAAAAATCACATATGCCCGTGTATCCCGAACGATTTGCTTGTAAGCATGTATCTTGGGCATCTTTGGTTGCGGGAGTATCAACTGAATTATCACTGCCCTTAATTACATAACCCGATTTGCCCGAAATCTGTTCAGCACTATTATATACAGATGCATCTTGTGGGACAATTAGCAAACTCTTCGCACGGCTATTCTGGGCAAAGATTTGAAATGTGGTCTGTCTGTCACTGGCAAGAATTGAGTGTTTGTAATTAGTACAAGACATAATATCAAACTCAATTGCCTTACCTTCACGAACCTTTTGAACCATACCCCGTTCATAATCGGGATCAAGCTGGACTTGGGACACAACAAGGTTGACATTTGAAATTGTAAATGTCGCATCATAACTGGATTCTTTTTCAACTGCCGTAGAATACATGACATAAGCAACACCATCGTCAAAATTAGTTGTTGTCATAGAAGTTGTGGTTTTAGTTCTTGGGGTTGCCAAAACAACTTCAATTAATCCACCTGTGGCACCACCACCATCGGCACCAGTTGATAAATTAATTTCACTGATTTCAAGTTCTCCATTAAAAGTTTCAACACTGCCATTGTTATCACTGCGACAGAATCCAAAAGTTTCTCCAACTACAAATGGGAAACGGGAAACACTATCAGCACCACCAAGATTATTGTCCCGCCTTACATAAAATGAAGTAAGAGTTGAACCATTGGGAATCCCACCAAGGACATCATCACTTGCATTGGAACCATTGCGAGAATGGAAATATGGGGCATATTCAGTGCGACGATTTCTCTGGACACTTTCAAGCTGTTTTAAAACCTTTTCGGCTGGGTTTACATCCAGCTCGATATATAGACCATTGGTCATCATAACTGGGAAGATAGTAGTGGAATTGGCAAAAACCCCTGTATGTAGTGGGATTGTCAGTTTCGTCTTTAAGAAATCAGCATCACTGAAAGGAGTTGTCTGGTCTCCCGAAGTTTTCTTGAAATATGCATTGTGGGTGGTGTTGCCCATGGGTGTCCGTGTGGTGCCATGTTCTCCACGATTGTCAGGAGTCCATATTGCTCCACCTTCAAGAAGAGCTCTCATGTTTTCACTATTGGCATCCTTGTCATAATCATACTTGACGGCACACATTGTGTCATATGAGTTTATCTCTTCAATTAACTGACCACGAGATCCATCATAAATACGAATATTATTAAATAAAATATTGCCACCGACCTTATCTAATTGAAGGCGAGTTGGCTTCTTACCCACAGGGAGTTTAATTTGAAAATTAAAATCAAGGTAAGTTTCACGCCCATCCATGAACTTTGTGGATGGATCTACATACAACTGGATCTTTTGACCCGGGGAATATTCAAGACCATTTTCGCTTGGAATAGAGATTTTGGTTTCACCAACACGAACAGAATCATCAACTCTCCAATAAG